AGAGCATGTATGAGTGAAAGTTTTCCCTCATAAGCTACGTCATACGTTCGCTACATGCTTATTAAGAAAAAAAGCTGATCTAGTACATATTCAGAATTTGTTATGACATAGTAACATAAACACAACAATGACATATCTTAGCGTTTTAAATAAGGATTTAGAGAGGACTCAAAGACTTGTGAAACGTTATTAAATCTTGTAATTTATTTATATTTGAGTATAAAATAATTAACTTTATAAATAAAAAAAACGATGCGATCTTATAAGGAATACTACCAAAAAAATAGAGAAAAAATGATAGAAAGAAGTAAAGAATATACCAAAAAAAATCGTAAAGAAAGATTAAAATATTGTAAGGATTATTATAGGAAGAATAGGGAAAAACTTTTGGAATATTGAAGAAAATATAGAGAAAAAGCCAAACTTTCTAAAAATAATGAAAAAATAGGGGAGTTTTAGAAAAAATATCAGACTTTTTTTAATAATTTTTTTATTAGGTGGTAACTAGTATTACTCCCCTTTTTTTATGTCTAAAAAATAAAAAAGTGCAAAAAAACTTGCAAATTATTTTTTTTTGATTATAATACAACCAACATTAAGTGTGAAGTGAAAGTCTCACCCGAGATTAAAAATTATGTTCAAAATTAGTTTGCACAATGTACCACTCGCTAACCGAGAAAACAAACTGCACTAATTGAATATAAGAGCTTCAGACTTAATGTCTGGAGCTTTTTTCAACCTTCTATCACACAATATAAGGTTCTACCCAAAAGGAAGAAAGCAACAGAAGTTAGGGGTTTCACACAGCATTGATCTATAACAGTGCTGTAGAAAGGAAAATAGCGAAACCCGCCTGACTACAGTACTCTTATAGATTGGTGCTTTTCTGAACTCTAAAACATAAAGAGAAAAAAGGCTAATCTACAAAGAGACTAGCCTTTTATTTCATTAACTAGGTTGACCATGAAAATCGTAAGCAAAAAGAATGGTCGTAATTACTACTGATACGAGAAAGGAGCTACCACTCCAAAAGAAGTAGTAAAGGAGGGATGAAGATTTTATCTTGCAAAGTATGTTATTGGACAATGACTTACAGCAACATGAAATCCAATCAAGAACTTTACATTGGTTTGAGAGTAGAAAATGAGGAAACAGGTGACTTTGTATGATGATCAATACAACTTCTACAAAACATTTCATTCAGAAAAATTACTTATCTCATTCATCGAATATATGTTTGAAGATATAGAACCTGAATGACTAAACACAGAAGAAAAAGTGTTGTTTGAATCACTAAGAATAAGGATGGATAATCAGAAGAATAAGAGCAATGCTTGAGCTGTTTGATGAACTAAATCACATTGATGATGAAGACCAAAAAAACAAGCAGAAAACAATCAAAAAACAAGCACAAAACAAACAGAAAACAAACAGAAAACAAGCACAAAACAAACAGAAAACAAGCAAGATAAAGATAAAGAAGAAGTAGAAGATAAAGATATAGAAAAAAAAGAAGTAGAAGAAAAAAAAACACAACCACCTCAACCTCAAAAAATCAAGTATGGTGAATGTACACGATTAACTGAATCTGAATACAATAAGCTAGTCACCAGATACGGTGAGAAAATGGTTCACAGATATATCACACAACTAGACTATTACGTAACAGAGAAAGGTAAAGAATACAAAAGCCACTACTTAACACTCTTAAAACGAATGACTAAAGATGAAGTTCCAGAAAAGAAAGAGATTCCGAAAACAGAAGATTATCAGATTGAAGATGGAGTTTATGACTTAGAGAAACTTTTAAATCAGAGCTGATAAAACAAAATGAAAGATAGAAAAGAAGAAAGGGAACTGCTGGAAAGAAAAATATTAGCTTGTTTGATAATGGATTATGATTGACTGATTGATTTGATGGATATTCCGAGTGAATGTTTCACTGGAGATAACAAGGAATTAATCACAATCATGAGAAAAGCATGAACAAGCGACCCAGTAATTCTCGCTAGTAAGAGTATGAACTTATCCAAAGAAGAAATACGAGATATTGCTAGTGAAACCTTATGAGTATCTGAATTTGAACAGTATATCAGCCAGTTAAAAGATTTGATTTCAAGAGATAAGCTATCTTACAATCTGAGAAAAATCGTAGCAGAAATTTGAGACTGAAAGGAACTAAACGAAATCTATTCAGATTTAAACAAATTGAAAATCGATGTAGAAGAGAATTCAGATTTATCCAAAGCATTATTTGAGATAATCGAAGAGATAGACTGAACAAAGGAAGTAAAAATCATCCCTACATGATACAGAGATTTAGACAATCTGATATGATGATTTGAGCCGTGACAAGTAATAGTTATCGGTGCTAGACCTTGAGTCTGAAAGAGTATGTTTGCTATCAACATGATCAGTAGAAACATCCAAGCATGAGAAAAAGTCGCTCTATTCTCATTGGAAATGAAGAATAAGCAAGTGTTAAGGAGATTGCTTGCGATGAATAGCTGAGTGTGAGTATGGAAACTCAAGAAAAAAGTGGAATGAGAAAATCTGACTAAAGTACAAGAATGATTCGCAAAACTAACGAATCAGCTTGATAACTTTAGCTGTGTAGATGACCTGCATAATATCTGAGAAGTAGAAAGAAAAATCAGATTTCTAGTCAATAAAAAGTGAGTTTCAATTGTTTATTTGGACTACTTACAGCTGATTAAAAATCCAGATTACAGCAATCAGATTGAATGATTGACTGATATGTCTCAGAGACTAAAGCAATTGGCTTTGAACTTAAACATTACGATTGTGGAGCTTTCACAATTAAACAGAGAAAGTGACAAATCGGCTGTGAAGAAAGCAAGTCAATTGAGATGATCATGAAGTATTGAACAAGATGCTGACATGGTGCGAATCTTAGACAAGCAAGATGAAGATTCAAATAGGATTCAAGTATCTGTGCAGAAATGCAGGGACTGAAGAATATGAGACATCGACCTACAGCAAGTTTCAGACATCATGATGATACAGGATTTACCTCTTAAACCATTCTAAAAATGGATAACGAATATTTAGAGACTTACGATTTCTATGCAACGAGCAAGGAAAATGCAGAAAAGAGAATGGATGCAGTGATTAGAAAGCATTACTGGAAATATGGAAAGATGCTCAAAATCAAGAATTTATGGAGAATAAACTACAACTTGCGAAGATGCAACCTAACATACTAAAAGGCAAGGGCAACGAAAACCAAAAAAAACAAATCAAACATTAATTCTTATTTACTATTTAACAAACTTATAATCATGACAAACCGATTACCAGAAGATTACAAATTAAAAGAATCTACAGGATGAAACTACTTCAAAATTACAGAAGAACCACAAGATTTCAGAATCCTAACAAGTCCAATAATTTGATGGGAATATTTCAAAGTTGATTGAGACAAAGTAAAGCCAGTAAGACAAAAAGCAGAATTTGATTGAATTCCAAGTGATAGCAAAGATGGAAATAAACCTAAGGAATTTTGGGCTTTCGTTGTTTGGAATCACAACTTGAAGAGAGTACAGATTATGGAGATTACTCAGCAGAGTATCAAAAAAGAAATAATCAAGTACGCTAAAAATAGTGATTGGTGAGACCCTAAATTATACGATTTCAGAATAGAGAAATCATGAAAATGAAAAGAAACAAGATACAGCTTGACTGCATCTCCAAAGAGTAAATTTGAAGATGCTAGTGAAGAACAATTAGCACAAGATGATGCAAAGAAAGTAGCTCTTGATGCATTATGGACTGGGGATGATCCATTCGCTCTTCCCTTCTAAAGAGGAGCTGGAGAAAGCCAAGAGGGAGGCACACATCAGAGAATGTAACGAGAATATCAAAAAAGCTGTTAGGAAATTACGTTCAATGGCTATGCCTCCTGCATGGCAAGACCAGTCTCCTGAGGCAGTGAAAAAGCGAAGAAATTTAGATGATTATAAAGATTAAAAATGGAAGACATACAACAAATGATAGATAGACATGAGGCTTTCAAATCAAAATGACTCAAGATAAACGAGCAAGACATATTCGATTGGATATGTCTTCAGGATGAGATGGAAGCCAAAGCTATCGAACTTACAAGTCAATATCTCTTAGAAAAAGAGGCAATAGAAAACGAGTATGATTTCAGATTTCTTGAGATGAAAGCAAAAGTCTGAGATGACTGAAAGAAACTCTATACAGATAAAGTAGCTGAAAGTATGATAGCTCCAGAATTCCAGAAGAGGAAGGAAGATCAAATCCTACTAAAAGCTACAATAGATGCATTAAGAAGTAAAGCATCAAAAATCGAACCATTAACGAATG